ATTTCTCCCCCCCCTTTGTTTTTATACAAAATTTCTTATATCCCCGCTTCTCCCTCTCTACAATGCTTTCTATCTTTACGCTCGTCACCTTGATCGTCCTTCTCCGCTTTCAATCTCGCCGCCGTAAGAATCAGACTACTTCCACGCTCATCTACCCGATCCGCAACATTCTCTTTGAATGGGAACATCGTCGCTCCATCCCCCGCTCGCAAGTCAACTTTCGTATTTTCGACTACTCGACGTCCCTGTTACATTACATCGACCTCCACACATGTCATAATATCAAGACTTCGCTCGCCCTCTCCCTCGACGCCATCTCCGAACGCTACTCGCTTCGTGATGAACCCTTCCCGCTTTATGAATACTTCGCCGCTGATCTCCTCCCCGATGAACGTTCCCCCGCCCCTGGCATCCGCTTTGCACAAAAGCGATACCACTCGATCCCGTCCGGTTCTCTCAATATCGATGACACTCAACACATCATCGAAAACGATCCCTCCTTCGTTGAGACCCCCGCCGTCCGATCTCACATCCTCTACGATGAATCCGTCGACCTAAGTGGCTTCCCCCCCCACCCTACGATCGCCAACATCATCCACACCTGGTTCCCCCAATATGTTAAGTATCTTGACGAATACTGTCGCCCACCCTCCTTCGGCCCTCAAGCCTTTCACGACTTTAATCGTCCAACCCCTTCCCCCGCTCCCCCCGCGCCTGAACGGCACGAAGCTATTATGAGTATCCTTCGCCGCAAGTTCAACATCAAGCCCTACCGGCCCCTTCACTATGTTGACGCCCTCGCCGCCGAAACTCCGCTCTCAACCTCGGCTTCATATTTCTCGAAATTCAACCCTGAATCTCGCGTCCTCGCCCGTTTTTCCGCCCCTTCCCGTTATCTCGATAAGCCTACTTCTAAAGGCTTTAACTTCAACGTGGTCATGAATGAGTTCCGCAAGGAATACCATCACATCAAATATGACGGTGTCCCTTTCCCCACTGAAGACATCGACCCCGACTCCCTCGCATCAATCCTCGACGCCTGGCTCGCTCGTCATCCCTCCCAGCTCTTCATCCGGACTCAAATATCCCTCCGTGACCCTGATGAACCAAAGAAGATCCGTCCCGTCTACTCCGTCGACGACCGTTTCCTCCACATCGAAAAGACCGTGGTCACCCCCGCGCTCGCACAGCTCCGTAACCCCGAATGCTGCGTCGCACATGGCCTCGAAACTTTCCGTGGCTCAATGGCCCTTCTCGACAATGTCGCGCTGTTCTTCCTCGCTTTCATCTCACTCGATTGGTCTCAATTCGACCAACGTCTCCCCTACTACGTAATCGTCGCTTTCTTTCTCGACTACCTTCCCTCCCTGCTGATTGTCTCACACGGCTACTTCCCCTCCCGTGGCTACCCCAACACACAGCAAGATATCCACTCCTTTGCACGCAAAATTTTTAACGTCCTCCGTTTCCTTCTTGTTTGGTACCTCTCCATGACGTACCTCTCCTTTGACGGTTTTGCCTACATTCGTGAGCATGGTGGTGTACCCTCTGGACTACTGAACACTCAGTTCTTAGACTCCTTTGGCAACATGTACATCATTTTGGATTGTCTCCTTGAGTTTGGTTTCTCGGAACAAGAATGTCTCGACATGCTCTTCTGCGTCCTTGGTGATGATAACCTCATCTACCTTCGACATAATCTAGAACGAGTCACACAGTTCATGGTCTTCCTTGAACAATACGCGTCTACCCGACATGGCATGGTTCTATCCATCCTTAAATCCGTATTTACACGACTCCGCTCCAAGATTAGCTTCCTGAGCTATGAGAATAACTTCGGTCATCCTGCCCGCCCCATCGGCAAGCTCGTCGCCCAGCTCGCGTTCCCCGAACGCCCAGTCCCGCACACCCGCAACTGGATTCATGCTGCCCGCGCCCTCGGCCTCGCCTATGCTAACTGTGGACAAGATCCTGTATTCCACTTGCTTTGCAAAATGGTATACGACCGCTTCCGCCCCACCTCTCCGGTGCCCAGCTATCACATCTCGAAAATCTTCGAAAAGTGGAAACACCAACTACCTGAGTTCGACCTCGAATCAGTAGAGTACACTTTCCCTGAATTCCCGACCTGCTCTGAAATCTGGATTTCTGTGTCCCATTATCATGGACCGTTCTCCGAAACAGACAAATGGAATTTCGACCTGTTTGATGCTCCGCCCAGTGACAACCTCCCTGAGTACACGACGCTAAAAGACTATTTCCTGAC